CACGACTTAAAGGAGTCCCAAATATTTTTTGCACCTTGAATCGTATTGTTGAACAAGTTGATTGTTCCTTGTTTTAAGTTGTTCCAGGCTTGTTTTACGTTATTAGAAATGCTATTCGATGTCTCCGATAACCAAGACGTAAACTTGTCCCAAACATTTCTTACCCATTCAACAGACGTGCTTACAATATTTTTAATTGAATCCCACAGTCCAATCCAAAAGTTTCTAAACTCTTCACTCGTTTTCCAAAAGTATATAAATGCAGCGACAAGTCCAACGACTGCCGCAATTACTAAAGCTATCGGGTTTAAGCTCATAACTGTATTTAAAATAGCTTGCCCAGCAGCTGCTAGCTTACTTGAGCTTGCCATGTTCCCCAGAGCAAATGATAGTAATTTTACATCCTTGCCAACTGCGAATGCGACTTTCAACACAGTCATGGCTTTTGATAGACTCGTAATCAAACTTACTATTCCAAGCGCAGTTTTGTAGGCGACAAACGCCGAAACAACCGCAACAATAACAGGTCTCAAAACTTTTAATATTTCAAATAGTTTTGAAATGCCCGAAATTACATTTGGCAAAACTGTGACAATGGCTTTAAACGCTTCGTTTACTGCCCCTTTGATCTTGTCAAAATTTTCCGCAATCGATCCAAGCCCAGCGTCTTGCATTCCTTCGTCAATCGCCGTGATAACATTCGCCAAACCTTTTACAACTGCTGTTTTTATATTTTGAAATGAGGTTTTAATTCCGGCTGAGTTTTTCTTAGCTAGATCAGCAAAACCGCCAACGCCATCGTTTAACTCAATTAATCGATTGTTAAAATCGTCAAAAGTGATTTTACCACTCTGTAATGCAGAATAAAGATCAGTGACAGAGTTAACACCTTGATCTTTGAATGACTTTGCTACTTTATCCATTGCAATCGGCATAGTTTCTTGTAATGTTCGCCACGACTGCATATCGACTGTACCTTTTGCTAACATTTGTTGATATTGTTGCATTCCTCGGCTTGCATCAGCTGTAGAAGCACCCGATGCTAAAAAAGCATTGTTTAAGGCTAGGGCTGTGTCTGTTCCTTTATTTAAGCTACCCGTTGAGATAGCTAATTGCTGTGTATTTGAAACAATTTCATCTAATGAAGTTGGCAACCCATCTATACCCTTAGTCAATTTTTGCATTGATCCATCAACTTCTTGCGTGGAATATCCTAGTGCCTTCATCACCGTAGGATATTTATTAAGCGTATCAAAACGATTAACCGCACCACCGACTGATTGTGTCACTGTTTGAACGGCTGCATCCAACACTTTGAAAATGCCCATACCCTTTGCAATATCCTTAATAGAAGTACCAAACTTTTTTGTATTGTCTTGCAAACCATCCGTTTCATTTTGAGCACTTTTCATTGTAGATGAAAAATTCTTATCAACTGCTGTAAGGATCGCTTGCACAGAATAGCTTTCCATACCCTACCTCCTTTCTTATTTATTTGCTTTTTTAATCAGATTGACCAGTTCGCTGTCTATTACCTCTTTTACTCCGATAATTTCTTGCTCTTTTTGTTTATAATCAAAGAAAGATTTGAAGGTTTGATAAATCGGAACTTGTTTTTTACCTTTTTTCTCTTGTGCTTGAACTTCGTAATTTTTCCAAGCGGCAAGATGAATCAAATATTCTTTGTCTAACATTTTTAACTGGTGAGCTTTTTGCCTTAGTCTGTATTCGCTTATTGTTAAGCGATCCATTTGATTAAAATCATTTATTCCCAAATAACGTAGACAATTCAATTGAAACTCTTCATAAATTTCATCAAAATCTATCTTTTTTGTAATTCTTCCAGAAGTTGATTTGTCTTCAATTTTGTAAATTCCGACTTTTTTAATTCTTCTAAAACATCATCAAACACCTGCTCGCTACCATTTTCTTCAATGTAATCTGCAATTGCGATCTCACTTACTTTCGGTGTTTCTGTTGAATTAGCAACTTTCAACATCTCTACAAGAGTTTCTACATCTTTATTAAGAAAATTTGATAATATTGTTTCCATTCCCATTTTCATCGTTAACCCTTGTTCAGTCACAGAATATCGACGATTCATCTCTTTAATGAATCCATAACCAAAAATAAAATCATATTCTTTTTCCTTTATAACTAGCCTCATTGCTTTTCATCCTCCTTAAAATAAAAAGAGAGCATCTAAGCTCTCTTATTTCCCTGGTGCAGTTGCTTTCACGGTATCTTTGAATGTATATTGAACGACAGCAGCTTGATCTTCTGTCAAGGTTGCATAACCATCTTGACCAACACCATTTACTGCAAATGATAAACTTAATTCAACGTTATCCTCTGCAGCAGCCGATGGAGTAAATTCAGACACATATGCTTGGTAATAAGTAGCTTTGTACTTATTTGCATTATCATCTGTTCCCTGTTCTGCTTTGTTGATTTCCCAAATTTCAATGATATCGCCATTTAATAAGGCTTGTTTCATTTCATCTACATGAGAATCGCCTTTGGCAACTATTGAAGTAGCCGAAAAATCATATTCAACTGGGCTTAAACTTTGAACGTTTCCGTCTTTTGTCACTGTAGAGTCTGAATCTCTTGATAATCCATTTTCATGTTCTGTTTGAAATGCCATTTTCCAAGCAGCTTCCTGAGTTTCTTTTTTCAATAAGCGATAAAGCAAAATGACATCAATACCTTTTAATGCTTCCATGTTCTTCCTCCTATCTAATTCTAAATTCAAGTGTGACAACCGCCCGTTTTAGCGGTGTATTCGTTGTTGTATCATCCATCACTTGAATTCCACTTGCTTGATAATTTAAAGCCCAATAATAGCCTTCTGTGGCTTCTATCAATCTAGCTTCATTAAAAAGAGCAGATGCCATATCTGACACCTGCTTTCGTTTCTTCTGTAATCCCCAGACGGATAAAACTACAATCACAGTACCTTTAATATCAGTTTTATTCGCTTTGTGAATCGTTTGAGTGTTCTCAAATTCCACAAAAGGATAACCAACATTATCTAAAGGCTTGTAATCATATGTTTTGTATCCAAGAGCTAGGCTCCTAGCAAACATTTCATCAAATAATGATTGATCTCTTGTTTTAATCATTTGAATAACCTCTGCATGTCTTTCATAAAGATTGCTTTCTGCACATTAAATGCGGGACCAACGAAAGGTTGAGCGCTCATGAATCGAGTTCCATATTCTAAGTACGGACTGTAATCACTCTGCGGTCCAACTTGTGCAACAAAACCGCCTTCCAACAACCACATTCGAATTGATCGTCTAGTGAAGCCTGTCGGGTGCACAAACACATCCCCTTCCCAATGTCCATTAAAGCGGGCTTTTTCTTGCATGCGCTTAGTAAGCTCGGCTCCATTTGTTTTAACTACCATTTGCACATCTCTAAGCGTGACAGCTTCTTCCAAGTGTTTAAGCAGCTCATCCACACCTTTGTAACCCAATGAAACTTTCACTTTGCAATCACCTCCTGGACGATAATGCTATTCGTTGATAACAGGCTGCGTTGAGCGACATCTTTGTATGTCTTTCCATTAAAAATAATGCGGTCATATTTTGGAACAACAAAAAGAGGCATGGTTCTGATAACCTTCGCCCCTTGTCGTATATCCCCAAAAATCGCCACACTTCTATCTGTTCCTAAGTCCGTTACATTTGCGTTTGTTGTTACCGTAATCGGTGCTTCTTCTATCCACTCGCCTAATTCTGGATCGTAACGATTTCCTTCTCCATCTTTTTCAAAGATAACCTCATCTAAAAATCTCATAAGAACCGCACGCTCCCTTTTCTAGGTTTGTACAATTCTTCGTCATCTTTCCGTTTGAAATCATCAATTTCCGATGCGTATTCTGAAAAATCGGAATCAGGGAAAGCCATCGATAAACCCTCTTGAGCGTATGAAGTCATGCCCTCTTGCCCAATTCGGTTAAAACGTTTGTTCGTTACGTCAAAAACGATGTATTCTAGTGATTCTGGTGTAACAGAAACGCCTAGCAATGACGCTAAGCGCTCTCTAGTTCGTCTCTCGATAACTTCTAGCTTATCATCTGTAGAACCGCTTAGAAGCTTCTTAACGTCATCTTTAATTACCATTCGTACCTATCCTTCCTACGGCTCAGTCAGTGTCAAAACGTGAGTATCTGTGTGTGATCCATCTTCCGTTTTTATTGTTGTCGTGTATTTACCGGCTGGTACTGTGTCAGTCCAAGTGATATTACCGCTAGAAGAAACCGTCAATCCGCTTGTTACTGGCGCAATTGAATACGTCACTGTTTTATTTGTTGCGTTTTGTGGCGCAACGGTGGCTGTTAATTGTCTATTGCCAGCAGTCCCCGCAACTGCGCTTGAGGTTTTAGGCGTTACAGTAACGCCTATAACGGGGATTGTTACTCCCCCGCCGGTTCAATTTTACCGAACGCAGCATCTTTGACGATCATAAAGCCGACATCCATTGTTGCACGCAACGCAACCAGCTCTTGTTCAAACAAGTTTACAGGAGTGCCATCTTCGTTTTTAAGCGTAGATAATTGCGCATCTTCTGAAATTTTGAACGAGATGTTGTATGGGATTCCGTAGAACATGTAGTTAAAGTCACCAGCATACAATTCACCTTTGCCCAATGCTTTCAAGTCAACCACAGGAAGACCATCAATTGTATTTGCTGAACGATCATAGATAAATTCGACATTTGTTCCCACTGTTTGAGCAGCAGAACGCAATTCCGTGCGGTTTTTACGATTTGAGATGAATGCATTTGGTTCAAATTCGTTTTCACCCAAAGCATCTTCTAATGCCAAAATGTTGTCATAAGTCAAAGGACCTTTGATAACATTAGCCGCTGCAACGACAGATTCTTCTAAAGACTGTGGAAACGGATTGTCAGTGTTTAGTAATGCAGCCGCATCAAGCTTTTTGTAGAAAGCTTCAGCAATTTTAGGTTGCATAACAGTGAAGAAATCTGACATTTTGTAGTGCAAGTATTCACGAGACACAGGAATAATCACGCCTAGCTTTTTAGCTACCATTGTCGCTTGCAACCATTTAGGTTTAGATGTTTGAATCTTCTCACCTTCACCAACCCAGTATGCGCCAGGACCTTCAGCAAAGTATTCAAATTTCTTTTCCTTATCTGTCATTTCTTCGTATTTCGCCAATTGCATTACTTTCGAGTTTTCCATAATGTCGTTGATAATCAAAGTATTATACTTGTCAGGGATTTTACCCTCTTTAGTTTCATAAACTGTTACGTTATCTGGATTCCATGTTTGTGCCATATTGTTTATTCCTCCTATTTGATAATTCGATTTTTAGCAGCTAGTTTAGCCACTGTTTCTTTAGTATTTTTCGATGCTGTAAATTGTCCACCTTCATTTGGTGGTGTCTGTCTTGCGTTTTCTCTCTTAATCAAAGAAGCAAAGTTAGTGATGACTGCTACAGCTTGTTTTGTGGCATCTGCATCATCAGAAACAATCAGCCCAAGCAAATCATCATCGTGTGGTAAATTTGCATCTGTCAACATTTTAGAAGCTTCTTTCGTCATTTCAGATAGTGCCTGTCCACGCTTTAATTCAGCGATTTCAGCTTCTTTTTGTTCCAACTCATGCTGTAGTTTTTCTTCCGCATTCATTTTTGCCAGTTTTTTAGCTTCTTCTTTTTTTGCTTCTAGTTCTTTTTCCCACGCTGCTTTTGCTTTATTCGTCTCAGCAGCGATCATTTTCGCTACTTCATCACGAGAAAATGTTTTGCCAGTATTGTTTTCTTCTTTTACTTCGGTCGGTGTCTCTTGTGAGCCAGCTGGTAGGTTTCCTTGTTGTCCCTCATCACCAGATCCACCATCTCCTGGTTCAGAAAAAAATTGTAAGTTCATTGGCATAAATAAACGTTTTTTCATGATTAATCCTCCACGGTTACGCCGCTACCCGATAAATTAACTAGTTACGCCAGTCAGTCGGAACAGCTTTCTCTTTAGTGCCTGTAAGCAGTAAGAAGGCATAATAAAAAGCCGTTAGCGAATGGGCTAAGGCTTAGTTATTGGCGATCAATATAAGGTGCCGTACTACATCTGCAAAATGGATGCATCGGCGCACAGTTTAAACCAGGCGACATATCATCAACACGAAACGTCTTGTCGTTCAATGGTAAGCAAATTCTGCATGCGGTAGGCTCTGAAATGAAAACAAACTCTTCAAATTCCATGTCCAAATAGCTTTGTTTTTGAATCCCAGTCTGCACTCTTGTGGTCTCTGTTACCATCAACCGTTGCGTATTAAATTTAGTATTCTCTCGCCCTTCTTGTGTAAGATATTTGGCTAATTCTGGCGCTAATTGCTTAGGATTACGTCCCATCGTCACACTGCGGACAAGCAATTTATCTAAATCAGACTTAAGTTCTGCTTGATACATCCACAGGTTGTCGCTAAATGTTGCGAACCCTTCTGCTTTAAATGAACTGTTCAACACTTGCTCCACACGCTTGCCGTAATCGCTCTTAGAAATAGTCATATCCAAAATGCCGGCTTGCCGTTGTAATTCTTTCAATCCAGCTTTAGTTAGTTCGTTTGAAAAATATTTGTCTAAATCATCGAACGTAGCAATCAATTCAAGTCCTATGTTTGCTTTTAACAATTCCAAGCGATTGACACGCATTGTAAGGTTGTATAGTTTCAACTCCTTGTTTGCTGTAGGAGAGAAGTCTTTTTCTTTAACATATTTTTTAGCTTTACGAGCAAATGCCTTAACGTCCATTTCGCTTGCACGCTTCATGGCTTCGCTACGAGTGATTTTCTGACCGTTTGAAAAACTATCCCACTGCGCATCTATCTCTTTCTGTATCGCATCCTGTGCGTATTGCAATCGCTTCTTGATTTCAGCCATGCGAGATTTATCATCTTTAATCTGTTGCTCTTGCCACGCCTTTTCCCTTTTGATGAAGTAATCTTGTGATTTCACTTAATCACTCCTCGATGATTTCGTAGGTCTCAAGAAAGATATCTGGTTTGCACGGATAAAATTCACCGTGAACGCCTTTGATGATGTAATCACCATCAGATATTTCCATTGTGCCTTCTAATGTTTCAATACCAGGTAATCCATTTGGCATATTATTATGGTCAACCCATGCTTCACCAACAAATTCTTTGCATTTGCGATATGAACGTGCAGATAGCATTTTAAGTTGCACAACCTCGACAGTAACTGGTTTTTTACGTGCTTTCATTTCTTATCCTCCCTACCAATAAATTCTGACTAATTCAAATTGTGCGTTTATCGTATACTTATCTTCGTAATCTTCAACAATAAAGCCGCCAGCTTGAAACTCTTTACGAATTATCATCCGTGATAACGTCTTTCTCGTAGAAAACTTCATTCCTGCCAATCTTCATAGTTTTAGCAATAGCATCTTTGATTTTTTCGCTATCCTTCTTTTGGTATTCGTTCATCATCTGTTCTTTGAGATTCATTTTTAAACCTCCGCATCAGTTTCTTCGTCACTATCAAATACACCCTTGACTGTTGACGATTCAGCATTTACTCGTTTCAACTCTGCCTGTACATCTGGAACAAAAGAAGCGAGTCCTAAGATCGTCTCTTGACTGAGTTCAGCTCCAGCATCAACCAAAGATTTCAACTCTTCCAGAATGGCTTTAGGTAGATTAGGCGTAAATATTACACGTAAGCCTTTCAAATCGGAGTTATCCATTTCAGAAATACTTGATTTTAGGCTAAATAAAAGACGATAACGCCGCATAAGGCCTTTTTTGAATAGCCTTTGCTTTGTTGCCGTCATTTGTTCAAATCCAAATAATTTATATTTCATCGCTTCTCCCGATTGCACTCCGGAAAAATTGTCATCAGTAAGATCAGGAACCATTGAGATTTCGTGGATATCCTTGCGCACTCTGTCTTTGTATGCTTCTACACCGTTCACATCATATTGTTTGTAAATATATCCTGCAGTCACACTTGTTTTATTACCGTTCACATCAGTTCCAGACTCAAGCAAAAGCATATTCGCTTCTTTCTGCTTGATGGCGTCCTCTGTGGATAGTCCTGCTGCTTCAATATCACCACTAATAACTAGAAGAGCATCGTTTAGATCAGTCATATAGTTGGCGGTATCAGACTGCCCTGCATCGTATAGATCAATCAAAGATAGTACATCTTCATACAAGCCCATCCGAAAACGATTAGGAGAATACTCTGTAATAGGTACCTCTTTATATTCATGCGGTTCATCCTGGGGATTTTTTAACTCAATTGCTGTTAGTGTCGTCTCATCATAAGTGATACTTTTTTCTTTTGTGTATACGATTGGTTGAATGTACTGTTTATCAGCATCCTTGTTGAATCTTGTCTTAGGATACCGTACAGCCAAAATAGGCTCTCGTTTTACTGTAGTATCATATACAACAAACGTTTCAAATACATTAGCCAAATCAACATAATCTGTATCATCTGAATCTCGATAGATAATCTCATAGGCTCTCCCATACTTATCCATATCAAGCCAGAGTTCAGCATTTAACCCATCTATGTCATTATTAGTATTAAACTCTTCGATTTCTTTTTGTTGATTTGTGTCCTCGATTTGCACTTTTATAGGATTGCCTGTGTTGTACCCAACATCAAACGTACAAAGAACTTTTCCAAAGTTATGTGCTGATCGATGATCCGCTTTTTCCTTTTCTCTACGTCTACGGTTATCCATGATATTTGTATTTCTAGCTTTGTAATAATCATCTAATACACTTAGCCTTTTTACCTGATATTCATGATGATGTTTTATCATTGCTGCTAAAGTACCTAAATCGTTAAGTAAATCTTCTGCTGAGCTAAACCTATAGTGAAGATTGGAATCTACGCCAAACTTTACATAATTTGTGTTCACGTCGTTAGAATAATGTATATCAGATCCATGTTCAAACTCGTTTACCTTATCCATTTCTCACACTCCTTAAAACATTCTTCTGATTTTATTCCGCTGCTCTTTAGTAACGGTTGATTTCTTTTTGGCCCACATATCTTCGTTGAAGGCATATCTTGTCGCATCAATCGTATGGTTATCTTTATCCTCTAACCTTGGCTTAGGATTTCCATCACGATCCGTTTGATAGTCGATGTTCTCGAATTCCTTAGCAATATTCGGAGTGCGTAGTGGATCAATACAAATAAAAGCCAAATCATCTAACCACTGTTCACCGTACTCAACAGAATCAGGTCCTTTTTTCACGCCTTTTATTCCTTTCATACCATGTTCATTAACTAATTCAGCATTACTCTTTGGCTCTGCGCTATCTGAAAATATCTCCTCATTTTGGTAGCCTTTAGATTTAGCTTTGTTTGCAAATTCTCGATTGCTGATCTTCACGCCGTAAATTTCATCGATTGCATAAATACCGTTTTTCTTTTTGTCATAATGCCATCTGACGAACGCTAAAGGATCCGTTGCATATCCATAGTCCAAACCGTTGCGGATGTTATCAAAGTTAGCAACCATATCATCTGTAATAGAACCTTTCTTAACTTGTAGATTATCAAAAGGTACAACTCCTGACCCCACAGCTTTTCCATCATATTCCCACTCAGCCCTTCTTGGATTCCTTTCTCTAGTTGCCTCAACTTCTTTCAGAAATTCCTTAGAGATGAATGGATTATCTCGATAGGTCGAGTGATGAATAAAAGTATTGTCCGGTTGAAAAGAAGTCTCATATTTTTTATTTACCCAAGATTGTTTTCTCTTAGGTGGATTGTAGCTGTAAAAAAACTTATAAAAAAGACCATCATCTAATTCTCCACGTAAAAGGGAGTTCGTGATAGTCGTGACTTCATCTTCTGTTTTAAATTCTGCTAATTCTTCAATCCAACCTATAGCAAATGGGAACTTGCTATCTTTTAAAGACTTGATTCGTTCTGGGTTTTGAGCACCGCGAAATATCATATAATTTCCTCTTGGAAGATAGGTAATTTTAAGTGGTGACTTATTAAACTTAAATAGGCGCGATACTCCCTGCTTCTCAATTGCCCATTTCATTTGCTCGTAAATGGATTGCTCAAGTGTATTATCAACATAACGTATACCTACAGCATTCACTGCATATCTCATAAGTAACTGAGTAACGATATGCGCTATATCCGATGATTTTCCTGAACCACGCCCACCTTTACAAACTATATTAAGAATGTCTTGATTTAAAGTTGCTCTCCATACTGAATGAAACTTCGGCGGAAGAAATTCAGATAGTTTTTTAGCCATCATCATCACTACTTATATCATCAATGAAAGTAGGTATTTCAGAAATTTCAACTTTCTGCTTATCTACAAATGCTGCGTTTATTTTATAATAATGTTCAAGTGCTTGGTTACGTTCTTTGAAACCTGCTGAATATTCACTCACTTCACGCTCTATGATTTCGTTTGTATAAGGATCTCTCTTAACAACTTCAAAGCGTTGTGGTTCTCCTTTTGCAATAGAAGCAGTAATAGCCAAAGCTTCTTCCATTGTTAAATGCCTCTTAGTTTGAACTTCTTTTAGCTTCTCTTGAATGTAGTCGGATACTTTTCCACCTTTTTCCACCAATTTTTCTTGTGCGTTCTTAGCGTAGTTTTCTTTATAGCCAGCTTTCAGTGCTGACTGATAAGCATTGCCTGTGATGATGTACTCATCAGCAAAGGCTTGTTGCTTAGGATTCAACTTACTCATTTTCCATCACCACCTTTGTTATATGTTAATGATATTTTTTTATATTTGTCTGTATGTTCTGCTCACTAAAATATCCATGACCGCAATAAATAAGTTTGCATTTATCAATTTCATTTGGCGTAGCTTCTCTGGTCATTTCAACAATGGAGTATTTCTTTTTAATCTGGACTGATTGAACCACTCTGATTGGGTCATCTGTGTTTGGTTGCGGGTATTTATTTGTTAGTGATACATACCAGTAGTTTCTCATTACGTATCACTCTTTCTGTTGGTTACTGGCAGAAAAGGTTCGCATCATAAATTCCATAGCCTGTCCTTCATTAAATCCT